CCAGCAACTTCTAAATGACCAAGAGCAATTTGTGATTTAGAATTTTTGATAAAATACATTGTTTTTTCATAATTCTCTGAATTAATCCACGGAATTAAATCAATAAGTGTTCCATCAAGGCATATTGTTTCAACTTCTGGATAAACTTCAATGTTATCATAATGACCATAAAGTAATTCAGAGCTATTAACAGAATTTGTATTTCTATAATAAGTAGAATGGTTGCCTACAATAGAATGTAGTTTAATTCCACGTTCATAGAATACATCAAAATAGAACTGTCTGACCTTATCAAGTGTATTAAAATTAACAAATTTTCTACGATCAAATGTATCGCCAAGATCAATAACAGTATGAATATTATTTTCAGACAAATATGGAAAAAATTGTTCACGATAAAACCTTTCAATGTGATTTAAAAAGTTCTGACTGTCCTGTTTTCCCCCGAAATGTTGATCTGTTATTAGAGCTACTTTCATATATCCTTTCCCATTTAAATTTACATCTTGAACATTCAAATTCTTGTAAAGCTTTTCCATCACCTATTCTTGTCATTGTAAATGAACAATGTTTAAATGAATGGTCTGGCTCAAATTGTTTACACCTTTGACATTCTTCAAAAATCATAACATTATACTCCATCTAAGTCTCCAATACAAGGAAAAACTTTTTATCTATAATACAACTCTAAATCAGCCTTCTTCTTCTTTTTCTTCTTTGTTGGATTTACTGCATATTTCTCATGGGTTCTTAGATAGTCCACCCATTCTTTTGTCATTTTTTTATGGCTTTCACCAGATTTGCTTATTTCTTCTAATATACCTTCCCGTTCAACTAGAAGATATTTAACGTGCATTAATTTTCTTTCTTTTACTATCCTCCTAACGTATGCATGATGAATAATTTGTGTAAAATATGAAAAAGGATTCTTCGATTTTTCTGGATTGAAATTGTGAGCATATAACAAACAATTCTCGATTCCATCAGAAATCAAATCATCTCGGAATGTGTAATTAATAAAATTAGGGCGCATAACTAGATGTTCACATATCTTTAGAAAACACTCACCCATATATTCAGTTGTAGGTGGATCATCTTCTTCCACTTCACGAGCATCATGTACTCTTTGTTTCCACTTCTTCATTTCAATAAAAAACTTGTCATTATCTACATAATGTTTTCTTTTGTCAACCATTTTATATTTGCTATCATAAAATGCTTGTTTATCATAAATTTAATCATGATTAAATCCTATTTTATATTTATATTAAAGGTTATTAAAAAATGGAGTTAGAATCAAAATTCCCTTAATCGGGAGTTACAGGTAAAATTCCATTTAGTTTTAGTTGCCTGTACTACCAAATCCACCATCACCACGTTCACTATCACTCAGTTCTGCCACTTCTGTAATAGCTGCAGTTGTTACAGGTGCAAAAACCATCTGTGCAATCCTATCACCTTTTTTAATATCATAGGGTGCATATGCATTATTTTTTAATATAACTTTAACTTCACCACGATAACCAGAATCAATAGTGCCAGGACTATTTAAAACTTGAATACCATGTTTTGCAGCTAATCCAGACCTTGACCTTATTTGACATTCATAACCTTCTGGAAGTTGCATATATATTCCAGTAGAAATTGCCTCCCAACAAAATGCTGGTAAAGTAAAATCTTCAGCTGCACAAATATCCATACCAGCATCACCTTCTTTTGCATACTTTGGTAATGGATTTTCACTTTTATTAATCATTTTTACTTGCATAATATCCTCTATGAATTAATACAATACTCCGTTTCAAATTTAGGTTCACCTCTTTTAGGGATTAAAGTATAACTTCCACATTCAACACAACACCAATCTTCGTAATATGTGGTTCCTGCGAAGCCTTCAGACCTGTTTTCGTGCGTCGTTTTCTTCTCGCACCTCTTGCAGTTCTTCGAGCTCTTCCAATATATATTCATCTTCGTAATCCTCTTCTAATTGTTTCTTCTTCAAGTTATTAAATTTTTGTTTCTCAAACTTGTTTCTCACAATCTTCTTGTAGGTCTTACCCATTTTAGTTTCCTTTATAAAGTTATTTCTCTAATATTATATTCAAACTTTTCATTAGTATAAGTTTTCACTCTTTCACTCCAATGTTTAATCCCATAATTTTGGTGTTTCTTCCAACTAAGATCATCAACTACATCAAACAATATAGCTTTATTTTCTTTATCGTCTAAACGTAACACCCTTCCTATGGATTGAAGATTTCTAATCTTGCCTTTATATGGATGAGCAAATATTAATGATTGTAAATTTTTAATATTGACACCCGTTGACAATACTCCTGATGATGCCACAATAATAGAGTTTTCAACTTCCGTGATTTGCCTGATATTCTCTCTGTCCTCTACTGAAGTTTCACCAGCTATAAAGAAAATATTTCTGTCTGTCTTTAATTTAGACTTCAATATTTTCTCTAAAACTTTACCATGCTTCTCTACATAATTAAATAGAACCAGTACATTACCTTTTCTGGCCAATGCTAATTCACATATAAATTCATTTCTTTTTGGACTTGAAACGATAAAATCTATTTCTTCTTGATATGTTGCTTTCTTTAATAACTTTTTTTCTTGATCTGTATATCCTAGAACCAAACACTCAATCTTTAAATCAGATATATGTTTATCATCCATCAACTCTTTTGAAGTAATGGCCTGATAAGTCTTTCCAAACAATCCCTCTAATACTAATTTATTAGTCTTAGAATCAGTAATCGTTCCAGTAGTTCCATAACGGTATCTGCACGTTACCATCTTTTCCAGAATACCTTTGAGACTTTGGGCATTACATAGGTGAGCTTCATCACCTATAACCATTCCAAATTTCTTGAAGTATGGGGCCCCCAAACGGAATAGGGATTGCCATGTACTAATATATATCTGTTTGTTTGTTTCCTTTTCTTTACCAGAATATATCTGGTGGCATTGTTCTTCAACATTCCAATCTTTTAACTTTGATGAATAATCACCAAAATCATTATACATCTGTCTAACAAGATTTGTTGTTGGTACTAATATTAATATCTTGTCATTTTCAATGAATTGTTGATGCCATCTAATTAATGAATATATAACTAAACTTTTTCCTGATGAAGTAGGAGACAACAACAAAGCTCTTTCACTCTTAACACAATGAATGAATGATGAAACTTGATAATCTCTTGGAGTAATAGGCACATCCTTACAATGGAGTTTTAACGAATCGAAAAACTCTTTTATCTCTGTGACACCCATGCCCTTTAACTTTCGGGCCTCTACTATGTCGGATTGTAATTTGTAAGAATGTTTATCTGCCCATTCCTTCAAGTATGGGTATAGTCCAAGATACATTTGTCCAGTTTGAATATTAAACAAACGTATCTTACCATCCCATAGTTTCGCTTTAAACTTCGGATGAAATTGAAAGTTTGGTACTTTAAAAGAAAAATACTCATTCAATTCATACGCAACGTGTCTCTCACAAGATACTTGTAAGAAAGTTTCATTCAGTTTTCCAACTGCAATCATCCAAGCTCACCATTCAAAAATTTCTTCCATTTTATTGCATTACCAACACTAAAAGAATGACCCACAATACTTTTAACTATCTCTGTTATTAAATTAAGTCTTTCTTCTTGAGCTCTAACTTTTAAATGAAGTGCATTTAAATCTGTATCGGCATCAAGAAATTTATCAACATCTGCTTTTAATATATTTAAATTAAAAGGATTTTTTGCATATACATCAGGGTCAGCTTTTCCAGTATAATATATCCATTTATCACGTTTTAAAACTTTATATTCTACTTTAAAATATTCTAATGCAAGTCTTTCATCATATATTAAAGACAAATATTTTGAGTGCAACTCCGGTATAGAAAGCGAAGAGGTGTCCATATGACTTTCTTCTTTTAAGAAAGCTGCATCTTTTCTAATCATTTCTTTTAATTCATCAATTTTCATACTTTAAAGTATAACAAAAAAATATTGGAAATACAAGGAACAAGTTAGGTAATTTTTTCGATAGAAAATGAGCCGTTATATGCAAACGTAGCATCAACTACAATAGGCTCGGCTGAAGTAGCGGTAACATCAAGCTCAATGCTCCCCAATAATACGGGAAAAGCATCTCTAAATGTAACACTATAATTTGGATTAGATTTGTTGGTTTCTAAAATAATATTCATATCTGATCTTATAGTTTGATTATCAGTAATATTTAGAGGCTTATCTTTCAAGTCAAATTGTTTATAATTATCTGAAAAGCCTAAAGAAATAAGCCAATTATATATTTCTAAATAATTAGATAAATCTTCATTTACATAAAAATTTACATTCAACTGGTCAAACACAAGTTTATCACCTTCAACTGGTGAATCAGAAAAAGGAGTAGTTTGTTGGGCTAGACCAATAGATATAGATGGTATATTAACTCTTTGACAAAAAAAGCTTACATTAGGTAATCTTGTAAAATTCGTTTGAAAAGATACTACATTTAATTGATTTACTTCATTAGGTATTAAAGCCATTTCATGTTCTCTAATTAATTAGTTATATATATATTTATAATATCTGAACCAACCCACAAAGAGATAATAACACATTAAAACCAGCTATGCAAGGAAAAAGTTAAGAATATTTTATACCTCTTCTACTCAGCTGTGTTCTATTATATAGATGTTCTTTTTGTATATCTTCTTTAGATTGACCAGTATATTCAACAGCCAAGTTTTCTGCAATCATTTGTTCATTTAGATTAACTTTGTTGACTATAATTTCTCCTAAAATACGCCCAAACTTGCCTTTTTTATCTAAATAAGTTCTAAGGGTTATATATGAACCTTTAGGGCAATAATCGTTTAAAAACTGCTTAGATACGTTTCCATAAAATTTTTCTTCTAAATCTCTAGTTCTGGATTCTGGCGTATCTATTCCATAGAGCCGTATAGTTTGATTAGACAAAAACAAACTAAAGCCCAAATCAATATCACACTTAATGGTATCTCCGTCAACAATTTTAGTTACCTTAGCTTTATATTCGTGCATAATTAACTCCAAAAAAAAAAGAGGGACAGGGAAATCCCCGTCCCTCTTGATTCGATAAAAAACCGAAATTACATCAAGTTAGCAACAATTGCTTTCCTGTAGTATTGGTTTTTCTCATAATCGGTTGTACCGTCGGTTGTGAATTTAATATCACCACCACCATTTACGAAAGGATTTTTCACCATTCCGTAACGAGTTTTAAAACCGATTTTTGGTTGGAAGGTGTTTTCACCCATCGCACGAACCATTTGTAGTGGAACGTATGGACAGTAGAAAATACCAGCATCATAAGCAGATGCACCTTTATAACCAACCAAGTAGAATTGACCAACAGTAGATACATAATAAGGATCAACAAAAACTTTCATGCCGTTCATCATACCAGCATATGTTGACATTGTATCGTCTGTATTCAACGCATGACCTGTTTCCAACATACCTGCCATAGACATAGCAGATGCAACGTCAGCAGAACAAATCATAAAGTTACCTTTACCGCGTCGTGTGTCGTGTCCAATTTCGTTACGATCACGCTCGATTTGGAACATCAAACCTTTGAACTTCTCAACAGACCATCGGCCGTTTGAATCAGTATCAAGATCAAATGTACCATCAGTTGCAGTATCAG